TAGAATTGTCGAAGATTAGGTTCTTAGTAATTTCTTTTTTCTTCTCAGCCACTACTTGTATTTCTACGTTCATGTCTTTTGTTTCGTCTAGGGTAGCTACCCCATCTCTAATTACTATAACTCCCTTCTCTTTCGCCACTTCTCCAATTATAGAACCATCTGGCAATAGTTGAACTCTATTAACACTTTTCCCAGAAATATCTTTAACTAGAGCCGTAAGTTCTTTACTTAAAGATTCGTCATCTAGTTTCCATAATTCGTGACTCTGAACTACTCCAGTTATGTTCCCATCCGTTTTCTGAGACTCTACTGTATTGAAAGACGCATTTCTGTTCGCCGCTTTCATTTCACTATCTATAGTAATTCTGTCGGTAAGTCCTCTGCCCATTCTAGCTGCAGCTTCTTCTGTATTAGCTCTAATAATTTCATGTCCATTTTGGAAATGAGATAGTGAACCTGGAGCCGTGGCATCGTGTACTAATATTGATTTATTTCTTTTTGTTGCGCTTTCCCCATACCCTTTAGCATCTTGAGCTACCCGAGTAGAGAATTGATATGTATCTGCTCTAAGATTAGTGGCTTGTGTAAGAGATTGTCCTCTCCTATTCCACATATCTTTAGCTAATTGTGTAGGCATTTCTTCGGTAGCCGTTGCGTGGTAGTCTAAGTTCCACTTCTCCATTTCTTGTACTAGAGTAGTATCTCCTAGTTTTACTGAACCATCTTCATTCTCCCCTACTATCATCTTCCCAGAAGCAGAATCCATAGTAGAGGCAAGTTCTCTCATCTTTAGGTTTTTAGAATCTCTATATCTGTCAGTCTGTCTACCTACTGCAGTAACAGCTTCATCTTGAGTACGTTTTTGTATTAGTTGAGCAGCGACACCTGCCATCTGTCCACCGATAGCTCCAAGTTGTCTAGCTACAATTCCTGCCCCAGAAGTATCTATATTAGCCGACTGTACTCTTTCTTCAATTCTACCTGTTTTAAATGTACTAATTACTGGCACTTTATACCCCTTGTGTAGCTCTAGCTAATCCTATTCCGCCGCCCAGTATAGAACCTACAGCAGATATTTTACCTGCTTTCTCTATTTCCCCTGCAGCCACATCTCTCGACTCTGCGCCAAGACTTATCATGTGGGCTTCCCATTCAGCTTCTTCTAAATTTCTACCCATTTCTTCTGCGACTGTTCTAGCGGTCTCCTCTAATAATGCAACACTTGAGGCAGTAAATCCACCCCCACTTGCAGCTATTTGAGCAGTTTGTTTACCGCTAAACTTTATTGCTTCTTTACCTAATAATTCAGTGTTTATTTCGTTTCGTCTTAGAACTTCAAGTCCTTTCATTCTATCTAATTCTGATTGCTGTCTCTTAGCTTCCCCTTGAGCTTGGGCTGATTTATAATTTCCGTAAGCACTTAACGCTGTACCAATCAAACCTATTGCTAAAAATGCACCCATAATCTAATCCTGCGTAACGCCTCTCATTCCTATTGATAGGATACTGAGAGGATAAGGTTTATTACTCTTTACTACTACTTGTTGTGTTTCCCCAGGAGTAGAATCTAACTCTACTCTAACATCTCCAGTGTATAATTCTAAATCAGTAAGGGTAGGAAAGTCTACATCATATACATTAGGTTCTGAACTACCCAATTGGCAAGGTTTACTTCTAAAAACTCTTAACAATACTTGGTCTATTCTACTAATTTGTACCTGTCCGTTTCCTGTCTGAGAACCTTGATCTATTGGCATGGTTTTTAGTATGGAATCAAATAATAAGCCTATATGTACTTCTGCTATATCCGTTACTCCATAAGAAGTTAAATCAATCTGTGCAGAACCATCTAAAGCTAAATCTCCTTCATCCACTCCTTTAATCACAAAGTTCAAAGTCTCATTAGCTAAGTGGGCTGGGAAGGTAGTTACTCCAGAAACTACAGTAAGTGGACGATGTGTAAAGTCCATATAAGTGTAGGATTGTCTGAATACCGTACCAATATTTGATGAAGTGAGAGCCTTTGGTTCGCCCCCACATACAATATACTCAAGAAAAGTGTCTGCCCCTCTCGCCACCTTCAATACTAAAATAGGAGTGTCATTGAAGCTAGAGGATAGAGAGGCAGTTGCAGAACTGTCAAAAGTCATTACTGAAAAAGAATCTATAGAATCTGCTCCAGAAATTACATACCTAAACCAAGCGAGTATTCCTGTAGAGTCATCTATTTTTAAACCTATGAGGACCTTCTTGGAGCTATTTAAAACCCACAAAGTGTTAGTCTCTTTATGTATTTGTAACCTTGAGAAAGTGTAGGTATCTAGTGTGGCTCCTTCCTCTACCATGTGGTCAGCTAATGAAGAAAGTAACATAGATACGTTTGAGCCATTTTCATCAGAGTACTTTAGGCTTCTTAGGTTCTGTCCTGTACTACCTATAAAATATGTACTATTTTGAAATTTTACGGCGTCTGCGTTCCCACTACCATACTCGGTAGATACAGAAATATTTTTATTGTTAGGACCTATAATTCCGTCAACGGGTGCTATTACATGTTCCCTTAGTTCCGTACCTACTTGCACAACCCTGTCTGCTTTAATCCAGTATATTTTTTCCAAAGTACTAGAGCCTACAAGTACACTAAAGGCGTCTGCGTCTGCTATGGCTCCAAAATAGTTCAGTCCAGAAACATCGGCTGTATGGTCTTGAAGGAGTTTCCTGTTTAACATAAGAAAAAGATTATTACTAAAAGAAAAATTCATGGTGTCTAGCCCAGTTAGATACCCTCCCCCCAGTATAAACCTTTCTTGGAATAGAGAACAGGATGTAGGGTAATTGCCAAAATACCATATAGATAAAGCCCATGCTGTTGTAACGTATCCAGCTATAAGTGTGCCACTTCCTACTATAATTTCTGTCACAGCATATACTGTATCGCTAGTTTTAGTATCTATAAAAAATACTGACTCTGTAGTACCATCGGAAATTACTATGTATCCTGCCTGTTCTATTTCTATCGCTTTACTGAATGTCAGGACCCCAGTAGATGCTGCTAGTGAAGTTATAGTAACTGTAGTGTCTGTAACATTGTTTGGTCTGAGGGGATGTGCTAAAAACGTAGACTTGGCTGTATTGCTCAGAGGATTTAACACAATTCCCATATACCCAGTATATGTATGTACTTGTATATCTGTACCGTCAAACAATATCACTAGAGGTTCTAGTACGCCTAAAGAGTCTGTAACGAATAATAAATTACCTATTTGTAGAGTCTTGGGGTGCGTAAAAACTGTGTTGGAGTACAGTACAGTAGTTGCTGTAGCTTCTAGGTTATCGTTAGCATCTTTTGTTATTTCCACACAAGAATACTCGTTAGAACCATTAGCGTACAATTTAAAATATCTAGGTATCCCCCCGAACAAAGGTCTAAAATATAAAATGTCCTCAGCCGTAGAACTAACGTTAGGTAGTTTGTATAGGTACTCAGTACCCTTACGGGATACTACACCACCTGATATATAGGGGTGAAAGTTTTCCATGGTTTCTACACCATTTAGATATTGTTGTACATCATTACGTCCCTTGAGCTTAGGGCTTAACTCCCCTGAAATAAAACTATTCTGGGAGTGAGTATATTTTGCCATTACAGCCTCGAATCGTTAAAGTAATCGAAATCGTAATCTTCTGGAGTACTGCGTTTAGCATTATATGATTGTGACCTATCCTTAAAGAACTCAGATTCCTCAAGTAACCCTGCTTTAAGGGACTTATCTTGAGTAATTGTATAACTAGCTTCTGCGGCTAACCTAGTATATAGAGCCTTATCAAAAGTAGCTGAGAATAAGGAATGGTCAGTTATGTTTTTAATATAGATTATTGACAAGGTAGCAGCATTAGCCAGTATCTTATCGCTTTCTTCCTTATACTCTTCATCATTGTATTCTTGATGTATAGATAAGAAATCTGCAGGTAGGTCGAACTCGTAAGTCCATTCAAATGCAGGGGTATTTCCATTCTCCGTTATTTTTTCTCTAATTAGAGCAAAGTCCCATGGATAGGACTCTAGCACTTCTTGTCTAACTGCAGGTAGTAAATCATTAAGGACTTTCGCCCTTTTGTTATTGTAAGACAAGGAAGAGATACGCTCACTTCCTAACAAATGTAAAGCATTATTAGCAATTTGTAATTCAGTAAGCATATCTCGAATCCCTAACCCTCGTAGGAGGACTTGTAATTAATCGTTAACGTACTCAACCTCTACAGAGATGATTCCATCAAGAACCGCACCGTCCATAACTTCTGTACAAGTTAAGAAAATCTGAGTCTTAGACTCATATCTCTTATGGATACCAACACTAGCAGCCGAAGGACCTGTTAAAGCCGCTTGTCCACCACCGTCTACTGCAGCGATAAGAGAATCAGCATCTTCTGCATCTTCAAGGTTAGCTTTTGCACCTAGAGAAAAAATCCCTGTAGCCCCTAAAGACTTAGAAATTTTAACTTTAGCGTCAATAACTCTACAACCTGCAGGTAAGAACCCACAAAGAATTTCATCATTAACCTGAGCAGCATAAGCTAAAGTATAAATATCGAAAAGAAGTCTTTTACGACCTGCATTTTCTCCCATTCTAATTTTTTCGTGTGGCTTAGTGATATATAAGCCTGTGTAATTATCAGCATATTTAGTTGCCATTTCTCACTCCTTATAGTGGGGTCCGTAGACCCCTAATTATTATACTTCTTTACAGATAATTTCTACAACCTGTACTTCTTCCATACGTGAAGCACCTACAGTAAGTGAAGCATAAACCTGATTAGAATAATGTTTGCTCGGAAGCTCATCTATTCTACCATTTACTTCAAGCCCGAGAGCGCAAAGGATACCGCTATTAGCAGTAAATGCAATACATCTACGACCTTCTGCCGCTGTAACTGTACTTGAACCTGCATCAACTACACCAGTCTCTTTTGTATAAGTAAGATCGCCAGTTAAGAAAGGAAGTAATTCAGTTTCAACAAACTTAAAGCCCATAAAAGTATCTACTTCACCGTTAACAAGTGCTTTAACACTAGCATAATCAGCAGAAGTAACTTCTGTAGTTCCTAAAAGATCATCAGCTTGAGATGCAGAATATGCGAATATAACTTTTTGACCTTTAGCAATCGCTTCGTTTTGCTTAAATTTCTTACGAACTGCACGTAAAGTTTTTACGTTAAGTGGAACACCTGTAGTAGTTGTACCATCAAAAGCAGCTATTCTTTGAGAAGCAGGTAGAGCTATAGTTTCAGTACCTTTCTTCCCACCATAGGCATTACCTAGAGCGTTTTCGATAATTACTTCATCCATTTGACGACCAAGAGACATTCCCATAGCCTTAGCATATTCATTTTCTGGATTCATAATTGTACGAATCTTATCTTCTTTGTCTACTAAATCAGCATCAAAGAAATCTTCCATAGTAACCATACGTCTACTATGAGGAGTATCAGAATAAGTTACATCTGAATGACGCCCTTCTTTACGTTTTGCTGTTCTAATACCAATTCTGTCGTGAAACGCAGACTCAGCACTTTGACTTTCATTTCTACAAAACTCTCTTAATCTTGAACCTTCTTGTTGAGCTAGGTGCATTACGTTCGCAGAGAACTGATCTACCATAGCCGTAGTAATTTGATGTGACATTATACTCTCCATTGTTACATCGTTAA